ATATACAAGTGACGATGGAAATGATAATGAATATGATATTGTTGATAACCAAATTAAATTAGATTTGATAAAAACACATTTAGATAACAAATATGATATAACCGAAATAGAAATCAAACCTTATAACGAAATCATACATAATAGTATAAATACAGAAGAAATACAATTATTTTATAAAAAGTTGTTGTATAATTTATACCGCATAATTCCATTGACACTACCTTCACATTTTACACAAATATGTTTTATTGATTATTCTGATTGGGATTATAATACTATAAATAAACGCCCACTGGGTGGGACAGAATCCGCATTTTATAATTTATCCAACGTTATGAGCGAAAAATACAGTGTATGTGTTTTTACAAAATCAAAAAGAGCTACAAAAATACATAATCGATTATGTTATTATCCGTTAGATAACTGTGATACAATTTTACAAGCAATGAAACCGGATATTATTATTTTCCAAGGAATAACCTCTATGCCAAAAAAATATTTTACGGATATCAATCCAAATATATTGTTATGGAATTGGATACATCATGATATAACTGTATCCTTTTTAACAAATGAGGTTGTAAATTATCCTTTTGACAAATATATTTTTGTAAGTAACTGGCAAAAACAAAGATTCATACAAAAGTTTGGATTAGAACATCAAAAATGTATAACTATGCAAAATGGAATTTCTCCATTGATAGATGTGAAAAGTTTATATAATTTAAAGAAAGAAAGAACATTGGTTTATTTTAGCACACCATATAGAGGTCTTATTATAGCTTATCAATTATTTTTAGAAATAAAGAGGCAAATACCAGATATTAAATTTAAAATATTTTCTTGTTTTTCACGAGATAATCCACATAATCAAGATAAATCTGTTTTTGAAGAAATAACTGACATAAGCAAAATATCAAATCATCCACTCGACCAATACTATACAAACTTATATAAATTATTAATTGAAGATAAAAATGTGGAGTTTTACGGTTCTGTTCCACAAAAAATATTATTCGACCATTTAAAAACAGCTATGATATTATTTTATCCAAATACATACCCTGAAACGTGTTGCACTTCAATACTTGAAGCTATGGCTCATCGTTGTAATATAATTTCATCCGATTTGGGTGCCATATCTGAAACTTCAAATTCTTTTGCAAGTTTATATAATCCTTGTATTGATGTTCTTCACGATAATTATTCAACCGACGATTGCTTACAAAATCCAATTCAAATAGAAAATATTCCATCAAGTTATAAACGACAATTTATAGATAAAACAATTGACCTTATAAATAACTATTATAGTGATTATAATCAAAATTTATTAACAAATCAGCAAAAATATATTGCTAACTGCACTTGGGAAAAACGTGCCAATATCATTACAAAATACATAAAATAATTCCAATAACTAATTATTTATTCCATAATTAGTTATTTAGAGAGGTGGAAGATTCGCTAGACAAAGCTTAATGCTACCAAGAGAAGCTACATCATACTTAATAATCAATGGTAAATCATTTCCAAGATACATCTCCAAATGGCTACATAGTGGCGTGCATTTAATAAAATGAGACAAACTTTTTAAAGAGAATTCCCCTTGGTAAATGGCAGAACTGTCTGATTTTTGAATAAAATTCATATTATCTCTAGATTCAGAACGGAAAATACGAGAACTTGCGAAATTACCTTCACAAGAAAATATAAGGTCGCTACCAACTGACTTGATTTCAATACGGTCAGAAATACTATTTAAATCACGAATAATTTTTTGAAAGTCAGATGTAGGGAGATTGATAACAATAGAATATTCAACATCTGGGACGAATAATTCATCGGTATCAGGCTCAATTAAACGTAGCTTTTGACTATAACATTGTTTAATATCACCATTATCGTATTGAAGTCCTAAATGAGATACAATACCATCATGATAATCATTCTTATCAATATACATAGATAACGTATCATCATTAGACATTGTTGAAATTACTTTAAATAAATGCAAAGTGTTAGCACATACAATAATCTTATCAGGGTCACAAGTATATTTTTCAAACTTACTTGCGTCCAATAAAACATTGACTAAAATTGTATGTGTCTTGTCGAAATTAATAATCTTCATACCATCTTTAGTAAAAGTAATTGTAGCATCTGTCAATATATCTTTTATGGCAGTTATCATATTTCGGATGGGTTGAATTTGCACCGTTTTAATAGTTAATACATTATTTTCTTCATTCATTATTACACAGATATAATAATTAGTATAATGCGTTTGTTTTTATATTTTATTTGGTATATATCTATTTATTTCGTTTCTTCATAGTATAATTCTGGCATTTATTTTTTTTGCGACACGTTTTTGTTGCTAATTTAAGAGCTTTACTATTCTTTTTACAACCAGAATGTAATAAGTGATAATCGATCACACTTGAATTTCCACCTGTAATCGCACTTGCTAATCTAGCAATTCCCCAAGAATCAGGCGTCTGATTTGGTCGAGAACCCCCGGAATAATACGCTGCTCTACCTTTATCTACAATATCTTCTAATGTTTGTTTCGAACAACCTGTTTCTATAACTAACTTTCTGGTGGGTTTAATGGTAGAGACATTGTATATTTGTTTTGCTTTTATAACGTGTTTTGAAGGTTTCGATTTAAATGATTTAACTTTGGGACGCACAAAATATTTTTGTTTTTTGTATAACTTTCTAGATTTTACAATATTTTTACGTTGTGTATTTTGGTCCCTTTTAGTTAAATTTATTGGAATGTATTTTTGTGGTATGTTATTAATCATTTATATTATAATAGATTTAGAAAAAAATCCATATTATATATATATAATATGGCTACCACTCATGATAACCCAATTCCTCTTAATAGTGAGAACTATAACGCATTAAATGACTCTATCATTAACATTCTTAAAGGAGGTAAACGTCCTTTGATTTGTATTTTTACTGATGCTGCTGCAACCACATATGCTGTAGATTCACACGGTGAAATCAAAGATAGAGAGGTTCTAAGTGCTAGTTTTACCGCATCTTACAAAGATGCTGACGGTAACATGACAAACCCTTTTGTTGTTATTAAATTCAAAGACGGTGAAGGTATGGTTAATGCTAAGTTTATTGATTACTTTACAAGCGTTGATTATGTAGAGGATCACTGGTATGTTTTACACGAAGGTGAAATTAAGCGTAAGAAATTTTAATTGTAATTAGAAAAGTTAATATTATAAAAATTATACTTACAATATTAATTTACAAAACCATATATGCAGTATATTTAGAAATAATGTAAATAAACTATATAATGCCTAAACATAACAATTATTATTATGTTGATGAATATTCAAACTATGAATCAGATGATGACCGGTATTCTAATAATTCTGAAAAGTCAGACAAATCTTATTACTCCCCTTGTAGATGCGATAAATGTCATAAAATAAAAAAATGTGAAAAACCACGCAGATGCAAATATGAAAAAACATATAAATGTAACTGCAATAAATGCCGAGATAAATGTAAAAAATCTAAACAAACAAACTGCGGTAACAAAGAAGATAAATACATAATTATAAAAATTAAAGCTTGTAAATAATATAATTGAAATACTATTATTGTATTTAGTGTTGTATTTTTACACGATAAATGGTAATAATATTTTATTTAGGACATTGAATATTGTAACCATACTGTATATATAATTTATTATATATGACTGGTTGTGATGATTCATACTGCACTTGTGACGAACACTCTCATAGAGAATGTGATTATTGCTATAGAAGAAATTCATGTAGCACAAAAAAAAGAAATGATTGTAAAAAAGTGGTTAAAGTAGGGAAATATGGTCGTGATGGAAAAGATGGAAAAGATGGAAAAGATGGTGACGATGGAAAACCCGGACGTGATGGAAAAGATGGTGAAGATGGTGTAGATGGTTGTGATGGTCGTGATGGACGTGACGGAGTTGATGGCAAAGATGGAAAAGATGGTTGCGATGGTCGTGACGGACGTGATGGAAAAGATGGTTGTGATGGTATAGATGGTATTGACGGAAAAGATGGACGTGACGGAAAGGACGGAAAAGACGGTATAGATGGAATAAATGGTTGTAATGGTCGTGATGGTTGTGACGGTGATATTGGACCTACCGGTCCAGAAGGTCCAGAAGGTCCAGAAGGACCAAAAGGTCCTACTGGAAATAGAGGTCGTGATGGTTGCGATGGTCGTGATGGTTGCGATGGTCGAGATGGAGAAACTGGACCAAAAGGTGATACTGGTTCTACTGGACCTACTGGTGAAAAAGGTTATACTGGAGCAACCGGACATTGTGGAGAACCCGGCTGCACTGGACCAACTGGTGATATTGGTCCAACTGGTGAAAAGGGCGACACTGGTCCAACCGGTGAAAAAGGCGATACTGGTCCTACTGGTTGTTGCGGTGAGCCTGGTTATACCGGTCCAACCGGTGATATTGGTCCAACTGGTGAGAAAGGTGAGACCGGTGACATTGGTCCAACTGGTGAGAAAGGTGAGACTGGAGAAATCGGACCCACTGGAGAAAAAGGGGAGACTGGAGAAATCGGACCCACTGGAGAAAAAGGCGACAGTGGTCCAACCGGTGAAAAAGGCGATACAGGAGATATCGGACCAACTGGACCTAGTTTTGCTTCTAATTATGCTGATTTTTACGGTCAAATGAGCCAAAATGGAATAAATGATAATCCTGATAATATTGAACCAGGAGAATCCGTTAATTTTCCTAGTCCTAATGTAAATCAATTCGGCACAATACAACGTAAAGAAGGAACCAGTCCCAATGAGTTTGTGTTACCACCTGATTGTATTTTTGAAATAACCTTTCAAGTAACTACAAACAATACCGGTCATTTAATTGTAGTATTAAATGGTAATGAATTAACTCAAACTGTAGTAGGTAAAGCTGGTGGAGGAAGTATAGTTGGTATGTCAATCATAACTACACCTAGTGGAAGTGACTCTATACTAAGTATTAATAATCCAGTTAGTTCTCCTGCTGGTGGTATTAAAATAGATGAATCATCCGGTGCTTTAACAGAGCCTTTAACATGTCATCTGATTATAAAGAAGATTGGATTTAATTGAAACCACTATTATGCGTTATAATAAAAATAATTATACTTTTATTATATCATTTGTGTTTATTCAATAATTTTAAATTGACCTTGTTCTTTTACTAACTTACCTATACGTTTTGGTTCTACATTAGGATTATTTAAAGCATTATTATAACTTTCATAATCATATAGCTCCATTGTTTCCTTTCTTAATGCATATTTATTTCCTTGTATGTTTACTTCTTGGACGTCCCATTGTAATTTGGCTACATCTAATCCTTCCTTCTGTCGTTTATCCATTTCAAAAGAAGGATATGATGAAAATGTATTCGATTCTATTTTTCCATAACCATAACATACCATTGGTTTATCATCTGATTTTGCGGTTCTAGCATATATATTACAATCAATAGCTGTTTCTTTCACACCTTGTAAAATTTGGTTGTTAATACGTTGTTTTATACTGGCTATTTCATACAATGTTTCATCTGTAGTTACTGGTATGTTTTCATCTAAACGACTCACATCACGAATACGTAACTCAATATTCTTATCATCTGTCTTTTGTTCGTCACTCAATGTAGTGACATATAAATATACTTGAACTGTTCTCAATTCTTCAGGTAAATCTTGGTGACTACAAATACGACGAGCACGACCAACCACTTGGTCGGGACGAACCATATGCCAATAAGGTTCTACTATATGAACGTATCGTGTATTTTTTAAGTTAATACCCTCAGCACCAGATGAAGTAATCATAAAGATTTTAATCACTTCTCCATACATATTATTTTCATGTTGTTCTCGTAACTTATATGCTATATTTACTGGAACAAAATCCCAAGCACCATTATAAACATTACGTATTATTTCCTTTTCTTCAGTAGTTTCAGTACCAGTATATAATACAAATTTCGGCTTTCCTTTATCATTTTCATCTTCTACTATATCCCAGTCATCACCCATTTTTTTTATTTTAAATTCAGCATATCCATTTGCTAATAAAATCAAACGCAAAATACCTATACCTTCCATAGTTCTAAAATGACTATATATCAAGTGTAATCCTATGTTTTCTGGGTTCGTTAAATTTTCTAATATTTGTAGGAATTTTGGACTCAAATGTTGTAACATTTCCCCAGTTAAGTATTTATGTTTTCCGGTATCACTATCAATAGCATTT